GGCTCTGCAGATAAACTTTCCCGATTTATACAGTCAGGGATATCGCTTTGGCTTCTATCGTGAAGTTCCGGCCCGCCAAGAAGAAGTATCACCCAAAGATAGACTTAATAAGCAACAGTCATGACAATATTACAAGAACTATTTCCTACCATCGCGGAGTTTCGCAAATACGCTCCGTATGCCGAAAGTAATATAACCTTCGATCAGCTCAACTCATCAGCAGTTTCAGCCAAAAAGATGATGATTATTATACTAACGAAAGATGTCTATTCTGAGATTGTGAAGGTTGATGGAGAGCTAAAGGAGGCCTTATGTATGGCTATGGCCAATTTGACAATGGCAAAGCAACTCATATTCGATATCGTTTCTAAGCGTAAAAATGATGTCGATATCTACAAGCATGAGCAGGAAACCATGCGTCGCTCATTTATTGAAAACTACTTCAATGCGATGGATACAGTAATCCAGTTGCTCGATACTGAAGATAAATTCCCTTCCTGGAAAGAAACCCGCTACAAGAAACTTCTTGATGGACTTAGAATTCAAAGTACCGAAGATTTCGATATGCTATACTCCATCGACCTCTCTTATCTCTTTTTCTTCCGGACAATACCTATTCAGAAAGAAGCTCTGGACGATGGCCTATCCGCCTACTTTGAACGAGCAGAAGGTAAAGAGGATGTATTGCGTATGCTTCATCGATGCCTGGCAAAACAAACCATTGCCATTGCACTCCGACGTTTTGATATCATTGAGTTTCCGCCTACGATCCGGAGCCTGTTCGATGATTCCAAGGCAAGTCGATCCGGAAAAGATGAGCAGGAACGCATGCTTGCTTTATCCGCCTCATTAATGGATGAAGTGAAACAAGAATTAGCCAATATCGACCTGATACTCACTTCGGATTCTTCCGGATCCGTTGATACTAACACTTCTTTTAACCGTCCTGATGACATAATATTAGTGATGCCATGCTAAATCCTACCATTGACTTTATGGCGAAAGGAGTTCAATATAGCATTCCTAATACCTGGGAAAGCCTTACTCCATATCTTTTCCGATCACTGATCCATGATATATCCTTGATGGCCCAAGGCAAACTCTCTATTGCTATGGTCCGTGTGAACTATGTGTGTCGTGTTATGGGATGGCAACTCAAAAAAATAAAGAACTCTGATGGATTGGCTAACTTAACCTGGCTGGCTGAGCAAGTAACATTTCCATTCACAATTGTCTATCCGGATAACGATGCTGCTCTTCAGGACCTCGATTTTGAAACACGAAAGTTATGTAAGCGCATTCCCCCACACCGCCTAACAGGCATCACCATTGCCAGATATCTGAGTAAGCAGCCTTATAACTATGCTGTTGACTCATGCTTTTGTAAACAGCAGATCCCGGCAATTCGCATCGATGACGACGAGCTGTATTCAGCCTATAATATAGATACCTCGTTCAACCGGCTCACTTGCTCTTTGACAGCTCTTCAGTTTATCGAGGCTCGCTCCCTAATCGGCGGATCACCGGATCAACTTCCACTTCTGGCCGCTATCCTTTACTATCCGGAGCAGTACTCTTCTGATGGAGCTCATGCCCTTGCACACAAGTTTGTAAATCTGCCGACGGATGAGTTGACGGCTATCGCCTTTAACTTTCAGGCATTCGTTAATTATCTATTTACCAAAACCGAATTCAAGTTACTTACAGAGGCTAAGAATACCAAAGAGTCTGCCATTTCTACCGGTGCTCTTGAGTCTCTGTATAACTTGAGTTCTGATGGTCTTGGCGACGTTTATACCGTCGAGCGAATGAATATTCTCCAATACTTGACCATTCTTCGTAAGAAACTCATTGATACCGTCCGAAGCCTTCACTCAGCTAAGATGGAAAAGATAGACATTGCGAATGAAACCGGCTTACCCATTTACATAATAAATGATATACTATGATTCTGAAATTATTAAAGTACTTCGCTCAATACCCTCAGAAAGAAGGGGTGATCTCCATGTTTAGCAATGGGGCAAGCCAGTTCCCACAGTACTCCGCTCTGCTTGAGTACGTGAAAGGACTTCCGGCACCGTTCATGCCAGCACTTGAGAATCTTGTTTTCGGCCAATCATACGATGATGTAAAAAGGCGTGTGAATGATATCACGGGTAATTATCTCTTCATTGATTTTGGAGAATTCTCCTCGTCCCGGGATTCCCGAAACTCCATTTTAGACCAACAGAAGCTGGCGGCTACTATCGCCATGAAGCTTACCGACTCAGCCGATATGATCGAAGTTGCCATTGCCTCGGATATCACCTTATCCCTTCTTGCTTCTCTCCGGAAGAAACTCATCCTGGACTCTCGTGCGGAAAATTACCCTTGGCTGGATAAGATATCCGATAATCATGATATCGTTCCTTTTATCTCTCCGGAGTTTAAATCCATAGGCTGGACACTCATGTTCAGTTCCTCTGCAGCTGATCTTTTCGAAGTGAAGATACCACAATAAATGTCCTTTATCCGTTGCTGAGAACACTATACTTTTGAAATAAAAAGAACGCTATGGAACTTTTTCTTAGATCAATTTTAGACCATTTGTGCCATGTATTTTCCACTTTCTACGGTTGGTTAGTGGCCTTATTACTTCTTATCTTCAATTTTTTTGCGCCTGCCTATTACCCTTTTCTTATAGTATTTATCCTCATCTTGGTAGATTTAGGTTGGGGAATTGCAGTTTCACTGAAAAAGGGAGATTTTGCTTACTCGGAAGCTGGGCGTGAAACCTGCATCAAAATTGCAATATACGGATGTTGTTTAGGTTCGGTCTATATGATTGAACACATGTTCCATCCAGGCATCACCATCACTTCTGTTGCTGCGGCTGTAGCCGGAGCCTGCGAAGTTTGGAGTTTTAGTGCGTCCATGCTTATCATATACCCAAAGATGCCTTTCTTACGCATATTCCGTGCGCAACTTCGTGGGGAAATGGAGAAAAAATTAGGACGGAGTATTAATACATTTTTAAAATAAAAATATATGAAACATTTCACAATTGCGGAATTATGCCGCTCAAACACAGCAGATCGATTTGGAATTGACAATCGATGCAAAAAAGAACATGTTGCGAACCTCACACAATTGGTGGAACATGTACTGGATCCACTAAGGGAGGCCTATGGGAAACCAATTACAATTAATAGTGGTTTCCGTAGTGAAGCATTGAATCGTAAAATCGGTGGTTCAGCCACCAGCGATCACATGAAAGGAATGGCCGCAGATATCACAGGTGGCAATCCCAACGAAAACCGCCGTTTATTCTACCTCATTCAGGAACTTGGATTACCGTTTGATCAACTCATCGATGAGAAGAATTTTTCTTGGGTCCACGTTAGTTATCGAGGGGCTACCAATCGAAACCAGATTCTGAAACTTTAAGATAGTGTAATCATGAATTTTGTTCATAATATATTGATTGTGTTGTTTATCTTACTCCTGATCGTGGGCTGTCGAAGTTCGCGATCAGGAACCTCACATTCCGATATCGAAACTAACCACCTCAAAGAAACCCGGAAAGATTCCATAGA